AGATTGTTGATCTTTACTTATATCATCTTGGTAAGAAGTATTTAATTTTTGTACTATTTGATTTAAAGCTAAATTTATTAATCTTTGATTTTCTACACTATATTCTATTTTTGGATCTGGAATGTTTGTAATTATTTTTGCCATTACCTTCTTCCATCTATTTGAGTGTCTGCTCTAAAAGTACCATATCGCCATGTTTCATCCGTAGCTGTATTTTCTATTTTAAAATTAGCTGCTCTGGCTCTAGCTCTTGTATCTACTTTTTGTGTAGAAGAAGATACTGTAAAAGGCCCAAGACTACTACTAGCCTCCGTATCACTTGGAAAATCTTTTAGATTTATTGTAACTTGAGCATTACCAGTAAGTGCTCTAAAGTCCGGAACAAATCTTCGTATAGTTAAGAAAAACTCACCTGTTGCTTGAACACCTTCTCCAGCTGATGTAACTTCAAAATCTCCGCTTTGAATACTACCGACTATTGGAGTAGTAGCACTTGTGTTTACTTGGTTATTACCAATTTCATGAGCATATAATGTAGAAGCACCATTAACATTTGTGACTCCTTGTATTGTAGGAAAAGTAGGTACTGCCGTGTCATTAAAATCAGTAGCATAAGGATTATCAAAAACAGTTTTGTCATAATAAGTTGTTCTAGCTAATGAACCAACTGTCCATAAATTTTCTAAATAATTATAAGTCACAACCCTATCTATTTGAAATGATTCCGCTTTTGGGTAAAACCAATTTATCTCACCAAATAAAGAATTGTATCCTGCAAAAATAACATCGGAGGCATCAAAATTTAAACCTAAATCTCCATCATCAATTGTAGTAAAAACAAAATCTTCAACTGAACAAGGTATTTTTTTAACTGTACCATCAAATAAATAAAATCCACCAGCTTGTCCCATCCAATATACAACACCATTTACAGCTACAACGCCATGTTGTGATATTAAACCACAGTTTGCCCCAGCTTGTTCAATACCAAAAGTAAAAGGAGGCCCTATAAAACGCATACTATATGCAGCAGTATCTGTAAGAATTAAATTATAAGAGCCAGCGTTTACCCCTCCTACTATTTTTGCTCCAGCATCTATTCGTAAAGTACCTGCTGTGTTTACTGAAGTTGGTGTGTAATCTGTTAAACTTTCTTGATCAGAAAAACGTATAAACATTTTATCTTGTGTACCACTTGCTATAGTTGGTTCTGTCCCTAAAATTATAAGATGTCTATCCCTATCAGAAATTAAACTCATAACACTTTTTTCTGGTGCTCCAGATACGACTGTAGCTCTAGTTCCTAAAGAATTTGATACTGAAGGATTCCATTGAAAAGTTTTATTATTACGAATAGTACCAATTAAAATCTCACCAAAATTATCTAATGACCAATTACCTGGTTCTAATATAGTTGCAGCTTGATCAGTCGCCTCACCCCATCCAAAATAAGTTGAGGCTTCTATTACTACTGTTCCATCACCATGAGATGCTGTGGCCGTTCCTAAAGCACCCCTTGTTATACCAGTAAGATTAGGACTACTTACACCAGTATATGTTATTAATTCACTTTCTATTAATATTGTACCACCAGTAGCTGAGAAATTAGCAGTTGAATCTAAAGTTATAGAAGTTCCTGATCCACCAGTTCCAGCACTATCATTATTCAAAGCACCGTCTAATGTATTAGAAGAAAGAGGAAAAGTTTCACCACCATACCTACCTGTACCAAAACCATACCCAGCTGTTTGAAAAGCATCACCTACTCCAAAGTAAGGAGTAACGGTTGCACTACCAGCAGATGTCATTGCTGTTCCTGTTTCATTTACAGGCATTGTTACTGTAAAAGTGTCCGATTCAGCAGTTATTACTTGATAAGTATTTGTTGTAAAATTAGCACCAGTAAAAGAAGTTGCTCCTCCACCAGGTAAAGTCACACTACTAAATAAAAATAAATCACCTTCTGTTAAACCATGTCCAGCTTTGTTCACTGTTACTACAGCTGACCCATTCGTAGATGTAAACGTACATGAAGTTAAAGCTCCTCCAATTGGAGTAATATCATAAAACTTACCATCGTAATAAACAAACAAAGCTTTGTTTGTTCCAATGGCTATAAATCTTCTTCCTGTGGTGTCAGCCCAAATATGTGTAGCTCTTGTAACACCTACTAAGGTATCTGTAGTAGTTTGTTCCCAACCACCAATTTTTTCAGGATACCCATAACGAAAACGAACATTGTCACAATCAACCCATTTACCTTGTGCTCCTGTAGGAGTAACCTGTTTGTTAATACCAGGTGCTATTTTGATTTCACTGAGAGGCATATAACTGCCCTATCTTTTGTAACCTGTTACTGCTGAATCGCTACTCCATCTATTTATACGAGCAACCTCTGTAACTTTTCCATCACTATCAACAGTATCAGTGTGTAAAGCTCTTATTTGAGCAGTGTTTGTGCAATTGTTTATAGATGTTATAATATCAGAACAATCAGTTCTAATATCATTACAGTATTTCGTTACATCTGAAGGAATGGTTTTTGAACTATCCATAGTAACTCTTTGAACCATCCAACCAAAACCTTTCATTTTATCAAAGGCTTCAATTTTTGCTTTTGCTATACAAGTATTTTTTACTTCAGTTAAATCTTTTTCCGTTATTGTATAAGATTGTACTACTTTGTTATTAGAAGAATTAAAAGCATAAGAAGGTTCTGAGGTGTTTTGTGTATCAATATCTCCAGTAGCTCCATCTTCAACAGTATATATACCAATTGTATTTAATTCGGACTCTGACCAAAGTGTAAAAATACCTTTCGGATGTTTTACTGAATTAATAGTAATAGGTTTTGCATTACTTATAACTTCAACAATACTGTTATCGTCAGCATTTACTAAAGCCCACATATTTATCTCCTTGTAAATTATTCATTATTATAACATGAAATATAGGGTTAAAGCTATACCAGATAATTATTTTTCTTCTTCCCAAATTTTTTCTATAACAAAATTCATACTTATAGATATTCTTTCTTTATTAGTTTCATTTGCACCTACAGAATGTGGTAAGTAAGCAGGAAAAATTACAATAGAATCTTCTTTTGGGTAATGTATGTATTTTAATCTAGCAAACAAACCATCCCATCCTAATATAGGGCTATTATAAAAATTACTATTCTCCTTCATAGTATCTGGGTTTTTTATATATAAGTTACCACTATTCTCTGGTACCTTTAAATACACTGTTGACGTAAAATCAGAGCTAGGATGTATATGTTCACCATTCCAATGATTTTTACCATTTACGTTAATCCAACAACCTCTACATATAACTTGAAACTTACCAGGCAAAAACATACCCACAGCCTCTCCTACATCTTTTTGCACTTGACTAATAAAATCGGCATAAACTGGTTCGTTGCTTTTTGCAAAATCTTTTGATTGAAAACCACCAATATTGCTAAATCTTCTACCAGATAAATTTTTTGCGTATTTGATTAATTTATCTTTTTCTTTAAAAACAAAATTTTTTTCAAATAAAGGTACGCCAAATAAACCAACTACTTTTTTATCTGAGTCTTGTTCTTTATTGTTTTTACTCATGAAAGTATTTTAACTTTCAAAAAGTAAAAGTAAAGATTTTTATGGACTTGGTATAGTTACTTGATCAAAATTATAATTAGAACCACCAGCTATTGGTTCCATATCCCAAGCACATTCTGTACCACTATCAAGAGAATTTGTGTAACAAACAAAACGAGCAGTTGATTCTATAAGAGCTGTATCATATTTTTTCTGAGAAATCATTGTACCATTAGAATGAAAAACCATAATTCGAGCTTTATATCCACCTGGGTGTGGTGCTCCACCTTGGTTTAATTGATTATCAAATATTACAAAAGGTGGGTTAGTTGTACTTGGTGGAAAACCAGGATAAGCTGGAGTGTTGGATTGATCAAAAGTTGTAACACCTGGTGCTATAAACATCCATTCTGTGCTACCATTTGGATGCCATCTAAATATACACCCTTGACCAGGAAAAGGTGGTTGACCAGTTGTCATAGGTGAATTAGGAACAATAACCTTCATTTGACTCCACCTTGTTGCTCGTTGGTGCATACCTACAACATGGTATCCTCGATTTGTACCTGCTTCATATGCTTCATATAAATTACTTGAAGCATTTTTTACATTATAGTTTCCAGTACCAGAACCAGGAAATGTTCCTCTTATACTTAAAGCAGATGAACCGTCATGTCCTCCACCCATAGTGCCACCCCAATCGTCAAAATCATAGGGGTTAGTTTGTACATAATTAAATCCAGAACCTTGATTTACAGGCATATTTTCTCCTTATCCAAAATCTAGTTGAGCTGCACCGAGAAGAATATTATCGGCTGCTTGAATAAAATACGGTATAATGTCTACATCATTTGCTCCTGTTGATATAGTCAATCCAGCTGCTCCTGCTGTTTCATAATCTGTACCAAGTGACAATGTTCTACTTCCAGTGCCATCTTGTATAATCATAATTATTCCAGCTTGACCAACTGCATCTGTTGATGGATTAGCTAACGTAGTATTACCAGTAAAAGTTAGCACAAAGTTTTGAAAACTATCAAAATTTAATACTGTAGAGCCAGTTGCGTTTGCAGTTGAAGTTGCTCCTCTTTGAGCAGCAGTAAAAGTATTTGCTACATCTTTAAAAACCGTATCAGCATTATAAGCTTGAACATCACTGCCAATTGCAACACCAAGAGCAGTTCTTGCTGCTGATGCTGAAGTTGATCCAGTTCCTCCACCAGCTACTGCTAGTGCTCCAAATTCTAAAGCACTACCACCACTATTTACTTTTAAGGGAAGATTTGCTGCTCCCAAAGATGTTAAACCAGTACCACCTTTTGCAACAGTTACTGTTGGTAAACTTGCTGTGCCTATCGCACCACCTAAAGTATCTAAAGACACTTCATTAAGATTAGTTCCATCAGCATATGCAAAATACATTTTTGCTTGATCGGTTACAAAACCAGTACCACTTGCTGTTTTTATTGTTAAGTTTGTAGGATTAGTTACTGCTGTAATATCAAAGATATACATTTTTTCTATACTGTCTGGCACTGTAACTACAGTAGCTCCTGATAGGGTAACAGAAGCTACTTTTACAACCATATTTCTTGCATTAGATATTGAAGCATTGGACATAGCTAAAGCAACTGTTGCTCCACTACTTACACTGACTTGCTCAAAACCACCTATTGCTTGTTGAATTAAATTTAAATTTGCGTTTGTTTTTGTTCCCCATGTACCAGCGTTTTCACCAGTAGCCATGAGTTCCAGTTTTAAATCTGATGAGTATGTTGATGCCATATTTTATCCCTTTATTATGCCGCTGTTGTTATTTGAGACCAAGTGACTGGTGTACCAGTATCAACTTTGTTCCATGCTATTATTATTACACTTCCTACAGTACTCGTCAATACTACTCCAGTTAGATCATCTACTGTTGCATGACCAGTTATTTCTGAAGGAGCAACTGCTGTTGCTGTAAGTGAAACACCAGTTACACTATAAACAGATATAGGAACAATAGAACCTACTGATCCTGTTGCAGATACACCACTTACACTTGTAGATCCTGTTATTGAAAAAGATACACTTCCAACAGAAGTTGTTGCTGATACTCCTGTTACAGGTACATCTATTATAGGAGCAACAATTACCGAACCAACTGCACCTGTAAGACTTAAACTTTGAGCAATTACATCTCCAGTTCCTGTTGGTACAGCATTTCCAATAGAGGTGGTTCCAACAAGACCAGAAGCTGATACAGTAGCAAAAGCTGTTTGTGTTGTTGATCCTATAGCAGAAGTTGTTGCGATACCAGTTACAGAAACAGTAACGTCTGTTTTTGCTGTAGCAGTTCCAATAGAAGTGGTTCCAACAAGACCAGAGGGTACAACTGAATAAACAGCATCCCATGCTCTATTACCCCAAGAACCTCTGCCCCAACCTGAACCTATTTCTGCTGTTATTGTTACAGAACCAATAGCAGAAGTTGAAGATACACCAGTTACACTTACTCCTGCTGTATTTTGACTACCCCAACTACCTTGATTCCATTGTAGTAAACCCCAAGTATTTGATGCTTCGGTGTTAACTTGACCACCCATACCTGAATGATATTGACAATAGTAGTATAAAGTAGGAGCAGAAGCTGCTACTACAATTGTTGTTAAATAATTACCACCATCTTTTGTTACACCAGTAGTGTATTCACTACCACCCCCATGTGTGCCATCGGAAGTTGTTGAAAACCTTAATGGAT